GTTATCCTAGGGGCGTATGCCCCTACACCCCTACCAAATCACCGAAATTCTACGGGGGTGCTCATGGATAAGGCAGGCTGGCAGATCTCGACGTTCATAGCAGGGCTGGCGCTGGTGGGAACCACGTTCGGCCTGGTGGCCAACAAAAGCGCACTGACGCAGGAGAGAAATGATAGGCAATCCTGCCCGCCTCCTACGGTTGAAACCCACGTCATCACTGAGACGCCGAAACTAGAGCTACCGAAGGACGTGATGTATTGGCCGGATACAGTGCGATGCCAGGGCGGACGCTTGCTGATCAAAACAGAGCATGGCTTTGAATCACTGACGCGCCAAGGCGCAGCGATGCGCTGCGTCCAGCCTTAAACATTATTTTGTAACGCCGGCAGCGTTGCCAGCAGAGCGAGCAAGAACAGGTGGCCGACGTAGTAGCCATAGAAAGCCGCACGTGTGCGAGGAACGACAACACCACGACTGGTGGCCACCTCGCCAAGCGCGAGGACCGGCACGGCCAGCACGGCCCACAGGTTGCCGTTGAACCAGCACAGCGCAGCGAGAGCCAGGATGACCGGCCACGGACTACGCACCAATTTCGCATAATAAGCCCAGCCCGCTACCACCAGAGCCATGCCGGCCCATTGATAATCGACGAACAACGGGGCCGGCGCTGCACAGAGAGTCAGCAGCACCCAGCGACGGCGCTGGATCGCCCAGATGGCGGCGGCAGCCAGTGCGAACGCCAGCAGGACGTTCACGGGCACCCAATAGCCGAACGCCCCCGCATGGAACGGTTGCGCCAGAAGACCCCAGCACACCAGGCGACGGACCGACTTGCCTACATCAGATACAGGCTGCGCCAGATTGTAGGCCATGACCAGTGCGAACAGCGGAAAAGCGATCCTCCCAAGCTCGGACAACACCGGCACGTAACCGCCATAGAACACCTTGGCAACGTGGTCAAACGTCATGCAGACCAGGGCAACCCACTTCAATAGTTCGCGTGCACTACTGCTCATCACAGATCCCTGCTGGTGGGCGCGGTGTAGCTGTTGATGGAGTAGCTAGGCGACTCAGGGAACGTACCCAATGCGCGCGTGCGCTTCTCCATGGTCGATGTGACTGCCCCGCTCTGCTGCACCGCCTGCGGCTTCGGTTGCTCTTTCGCATCGGCAGGGCCGGCCTGCTGCGCCTGCGCGACATTTGCGGGAGGCTTATACGGGTTGTATGGCTCACCCCACCTTGCGATATCGCGGCACACGTCATCGCGCATCGCAACGCGGGTGTTCTGCTCGGTGACACATCGACAGCTGTTCTCGCTGGACATGCAGTACATGTGCGGATCGGACACCACAGGACGATCAACGTAGGCAGGTGCCGACCACGGCACATCGGAGACAAAGGGCACAAGTTGACCCACGTAATCTTCCGCGCTGCTGACCTTAGGCCGGGCGGCTGCACCAGCAGACGCAGTGCCCGCCAGCGACGGCCCCGTGGGGGCCGTCTTATTGGCGGTCGCAGCGTCTGCTTTCTTGGCGAACATGGTGTCGCGGTACACGGCGTACCAAGCACCACAGGCCAGGATGGCCACGACCGGCAGAATCATCAGTGCCTTTTTCACCAACGCCGGCATCTGATACTTCATCGTGTGGACCTCAGCCGACTTGTAGAACTTGAAGCACTCTGTTGGCTGTTTCCACACTTCGTAGTCGTATAGCTTTTTGATGCGCGGCAACGGCGACCGCACCTCTTCGATGATCTGGCTATTCCGGAAAATAAAGGTCTTCTGCTTGCCGCTCTGACGCAGCAGATGTTCGTGATAGCCGACCAGGCCGCGCAGGTAGGTGTCGAGGTAGTTAGGCTGCTGAGTAGCAAGCACCAAGCGCACGCCGTCGTGTCGAATCGTCGACATCGCCTTGATCGTTTCGACCGGATCACCGCCCCGTCGTGCCGGGAAAAAGTGCTGCGCCTCGTCGACGAACAGGATGGATCCGGCCGGTAGATCCTGCCACTTGTGCGGGTCCGCCCACGGCGTCGTACCCGGCACCGAGATGCCGTCAATGTTGCAGACGTAGACGTGTGCACCCTTGTCCATGAGATAGCGAATCGCTTGAATAATGCGCAAGCTCTTACCAGATCCTGGCAAGCCGGTGAGCAGTGAAATAGAGGCGGTGTCGCCGATCATGTGGCTTGGTTCCTACGTTGAATAAACATGCGCTCAGCGCCGCGAATGCCGTATGCGCTCAGAATGATGGACACGCCCGCATCGATCCCAAGCGCGTGCACCCAGGCTGCGATACCGGCAGGCACGGATGACCACGCGGTCTGTGCGTATTCGATGATTGGGTTGTAGATGAAATGCTGTGCGGCGAAGCCGAGGCCGAGCGCCGACAGCAGCCGACCAAGCCAGATCGCTGCCTTGAGCTTGACCAGCTTGTGAACCGCGTCAGCAGCGTTCTCGAAAAAATTGTTCGCAAAATCGCGAGCCCAATCGAACATCAGATGTTCCTCCCAACCACGAACATCGCGATCACTGTGCACATCGCGATGATGACCATCTTGACCGCAGCGATTGCGTCGAAGAACCCTGCGGGAATGACCCACCGCTGACCTTCGATTTCAACATCTGGAAGAAGACCGGCACTGCCGTTGCCGCCGACGTTGATGAGGTCTTGGCGCAGCTTCATACCGCTGCTGCCGGACTCACCGCCCCAAATCCCTTCAACGACCCCAGCATCGTCGCCATTGCTGATACCAGCTGCACGCGAGGCCATGCCCTGCCCCAGCGCTTCCATTGCGCAACGCTGTTTCCACTGCTGCAGGACGCTTGCATAGGCTTCAGCTTTACACGATTTTCCGGCACACACCGGCACATCACTCTCGCCGCACGTATCGCCCTTCGTGACTTCGCTGGCCTGCGTGTTGCACTCAATTTTCCACGTGAATTTCAGCTGCAAGCACTTAAGCGTATCGCCGACGCAAGCAGGCGCAGTCGTGCAGTTGCCACTATCAGTAGCGCTGTCTTTACTATCGCCGTCCTTGTCGCCAGAGCCGCTTTGAGCGCCATTGCCGGACGTGTTGCCAGCGCCATTCTCGCTATTATCGCCGGTGGAATTCTTAGAGGTACCTGTCGGCACGCTCGAATAATTGGTGACATTGTTGGTGTTACAGCTACCATTGGTGCAAGTCGTCTGCTGATGACCCTCCTTACGCTGCCACTCACCATCACTCGGCGGCACTGTGGGCGGCGTCACTGCCTCGCCCTTTGGCGTGCGTGTCTGCGCATCTGAGCCATCGGCCTTCTTACCGGTCTCGCTCGGACTCCAACAGAAGGTCTTACCGGTTGAAGCTGTCGCACAATAGTCGCCATTGGGCTTCACGCACGCAGTCTGACCAGCGCCCATCGCGGTGCACTCCGGGGCCTTGGGTTGGGTCGCATCCTTCTTATCATCTTCTGCCTGCCCGATATCCTGCGTGGGCTTCTGAGGGGTACACACCTGTCCGTTGTACGTTCTTTCCTTCATGCCATAGACGGTGACCGGTCCTTGCGCACTGCTAAACGGCGTTCCCTGCACCTGACAGCCGCCAACGCAACTTGACGGGGGCGAGTAGCCCAGTGCGGCATCTGCAAGCTTAGTGCTATTGCGTGCTGCACATGTCTCGTTGGGATTGAAGCTGTAATCGTATGCGCCGCCCTGAGGCGGAGCGAAGTTCTTGACAAAGGCAGCACAGCCGCCAGCACCGTTGTTAACGGTGCACAGATATGTGTAATTTCCTGCCTGCGCCGGATCAATGACGCATGCAAAGGCCACTTGCCAATACTGATCGCCGCGCTCTGCGTTTTCAGACTTAACACGTGCTTGGGCTGCTGCCAGATGCGCTTGGCAAACAGCATTGGCAATGCCCTGATCTCCGTAGTTGGAGGCGCGCGCACCACCAATGCCCAACGCGGCGAACATCAACGCCACCACGACGTAGACAACACGACGCACGACAGCGCGAGCAAAATATCGAGCAAGCCAGCGCATCAGTTCCAGCCCGTCGCGCACACGTGCGCGGCATGGATCAAGAACGCCAACACGATTAGACCTTCCATTACATACCCCAATTGAAAAGGGAGGGTTTCCCCTCCCCTGCTATTCCGCTGATTGGCTCACTTGCCGCCGATCAGGCCCAGTGCGCGAAGCGTCCAGCGGCCGAGCGCGAACGCGGCCAAGATGGTCACGCCGATGGCGGTGTAGGTAACCACCTTGCCAACGATGGCGGTGCCATCGAAATCGCCACCGCCACCGGAGGCGAAGGCGAAACCGGGCATGGCCATCAACGCGGTGCTACCCACGATTGCGGCGGTCTTGGCGTTGCTGACAGCCGACTTGGCCTTGGTGACAACGGTCGAAATGTTCTTGTTCATTGATGCTATTCCTCTATGGATTTTGGGTTGAGCAGTCCTTTAATGACTGCAAGGGTCATCAGGCCGATGAAGTAAGCGCCGCCCACCATCGCGGCCTGTTCGATGGTGGGAAGTGGTGTCGTCCAGTCCGATTGATCGATCCAGGCTTGCACCTCGCATTGCTGCGTTGAATCGTTGTATTGCGTGCAGGTCAGGATCTTTGCCATTGCTCAGCATCCCTGCTCGCATGCATATGAGTTAGGAAACACGCGCCGGCTTAGCTGCCCGCAACACATGAAACTTGCTGTAATTGATCGCACCCTTGTTGACCGTCACCATGGCTTCCAGATCAAGCTCGTATTCGCCGGGCTGATAGGCGGCCTGACCCTTCTCCAAACGCACATCCAGCGGATACGCGAAGCCGCCTGCTTCCAGCTTGGCCTTCTGCTTGCGCGTGGTGTATTCCCGATCCTTGCCCTCGTCATCCTTGAACGTGCCGCCACGCTCATCGACTTCGGCGCTCAATACAGTGACTTTGATTCCGCTCATGGTGTAACCCCTTCTAAGGTTTGATTGATGCCCGCGATTTCGGGCCATTGATTGGCTACGTCTGCTGTTGCCCACGCCGGTAGCCGATGCGACGTGCAGGTACTGATAACGGCATGCAACGCGTCAGGCGTTGGGCAATGCCGCACGATGAAATTCAGGGTTGCGCCGTACTGACGCTTGATGTGGCGACGCGCACTTTTCCAGGTGGCATCGACAGCAGCTTTCGTAATGTCGATGCGCGTGGCGACGCAGTGCAGGAACTTGAGAACGGGATAGGCGCCGAGCAGATAGCCAGCAGGATCGCGCAGCAAATCCAAGGGCAATTCCTTGCGGTTGGTGGCGCGAAATTGCGCTTCATAGCGAACCCATTCGGAGGCCTTGTCGCCTTGCTCCCTGCCCTTCTCGTACACGCGCAGCTGCTTTTCGGACTTCTTGCCGCCGACATAAAAGGTCTTGCCGTCGCCACTGTCGTGATCGTCCACGGTCTGCGCCTTGGGGCGCTGTCCACGGTTGTCAAACTCGCCCGATGCATACCAGCTTTGCGCCAGTTTCAAGGGGTATTTGCCAAGCAGGTCATCGGCGGCAACGTCCACGCGGGTCAATCGTCCAGCGCAGCTTTCGAGCTTCGCTCGAAGCTCCAGCCACCGCTTCGCATGGCCGCAGCGCGCTGCGCTCAACACTCCACACCCGGTGCCGGTCAACTCGATACGCGCGGTGTAAGTGCCATCTGCACGGCGGCAGTGTTCACCGCCCAACTCGATCAGGCCCACGTGCTGGCCTTCGCGGTCAGTGATACGCACGCGCCACAGGTAAAACCGCCCCGGCCCGACCTTTTCGTCAAGTTCCAAGCCCAAGCCGGCGAAGAACCAACAGAAGACTTGCAGTGCAACCGCGCGGGCGTTCTCGGCGGTGACGTCCATCCATTCGCGGACCTCTTCGGGGTCGTCGTTGACGAACACACCGGCTTCGCCCAGAACGGCGCGCAAATCCACAGAGGCGGAAAACCAGTCAATGGCGACCGTTAGGGTGCCATCGGCGTTCCTGAATTCACTGACTCCCCTGTTAGACGAGGGGAGTCCCGACACCGCGAGCTGGCCGGCCATTACGCAGCCCTCCGGACAGCGGCAACCGAAGCACAACGCGCCAACTCAACCAACCAAGCTGCCAGCGCAGCCGGCGTGTGTTCGCGCTCTGCCTTGGACACCTCAGGACGCCAATCAAAATCACCCTTGCGCTTGCGCGTGCCATCAGCACGCGTGCGGCATTGCGCAATCACATGCGTGGCCAGGCCGAGACGGTATGGGATGGCAGGAACATCGCAAGGTGCAACACCGACGACATACAACCAGGTGGCTTTGTCAGCGCGATGGCCCCACGCGCTTTGCAGGATGGGCAAAGTCCATCCGCCAAATTGATCGAACGAACCAGGCTGCGGAAGACCAGCACAGGGCCACAACGTGGAAGACGCGGGATGCTCCAACACGCCACCAAAGCGGCGCACCTGGTCAACAGCAAAAATGGCAAGCTCACGTTCACCAGGTGCAGGGGTAACGAACGCGCGCAAACGGCCCCACGAACGGCACGGCGGATGGGCGACCACAGGCATGCCGCCTGCGAAGGTCAATGCGTCGCGGTCGAAATCAAACGCATCGACACCGGGCATGGTCTTGTAAACCGAATCACGACGAACGAAGAGAGCAGCGACCTTATGCATGCGCGTAGAACTCCACAGCAGCGGTTTGACAGGCAAGAGCAGCACTGCGCGAGGCGTGCACGCTCTGCTGCACCAAACGACCCGAACGGCGCACCGTGAGACGGAAACGACGAGTACGGCGACCACCGATGACGATGTGGTAAGTGTCGATATGTGAAACGACGACGGCGCTCAT